AGCAACTGTCCACTTTCCAATCTGGCACCAAGAAATAGAAGATATCCTAGTATTAAAAAATAACAAAGGAACCGAAGATAATCGTGTTCGTAAGTTAGACTATTCTATCCAAATCTCCAAACTCTTCTATGAACGCTTCATCCGCAACGAAGAAATCTCTCTCTTCTCTCCCCACTCTGTTCCTGGTCTGTATGATGCTTTTGGTACTGATGGATTTGACGAGTTGTATGTTCGTTATGAACGAGATGAGTCTATTCCAAGAAAAACTATCGGAGCTCAAGAACTCTTTCTGGACCTCCTGAAAGAACGTGCCGAAACTGGTCGTGTTTATATTATGAACATCGACCACTGTAACTCTCACTCTTCCTTTATGGATAAGGTTGAGATGAGCAACCTGTGTCAGGAGATTACTCTACCTACTAAACCTATTCAGCATATTGATGATCCTGATGGTGAAATTGCTCTTTGCATTCTTTCTGCTATCAATGTTGGCAAAATCAGGGATCTTGAAGATCTTCAAGTTCTTTGCGATCTTGCTGTTAGGGGTCTTGATGAACTCATTGATTTTCAAGGATACCCCGTCAGAGCAGCAGAAATCGCCACCAGAGCACGCCGTTCTCTTGGAATCGGTTATATTGGTCTAGCACACTATCTCGCCAAACACGGTGAGCACTACGATGATCCTGGTGCCTGGAAACTGGTACATGATCTGACAGAGGCATTCCAATATTATCTCATTCAGGCAACCGTTAACCTTGCGAAAGAAAAGGGTGCTTGTGAATACTCACATCGTACCAAGTATGGACAAGGCATTCTCCCAATTGATACATACAAGAAGGATGTGGATGAAATCGTTCCAAACGAACTGAAGTATGATTGGGAAAGTCTTAGAGCACAGGTTCTACAATACGGGGTACGGAACTCAACACTGTCCGCACAAATGCCTTCGGAGAGCAGTTCCGTTGTGTCAAACGCCACAAATGGAATTGAACCACCTCGCGGGTACTTGTCCATTAAGAAGTCAAAGAAAGGTCCACTCAAGCAGATTGTTCCCCAGTATCAATCGCTTAAGAATAATTATACGCTGCTGTGGGATATGCCTAGCAATCGCGGTTATATTCATATTGTTGCTGTTATGCAAAAGTTCTTTGATCAAGCGATTTCTGGAAACTGGTCCTATAATCCAGAAAATTACCCAGACAATGAAGTTCCTACTTCAGTAATGGCACAGGACCTTTTGACTACATATAAGTACGGCTGGAAAACCAGCTATTACCAAAATACACATGACATGAAGAATGATGAGGTTGAAGAAACCCGCCATTCTCTTGAGAATTTAATTTCCGATATTCTAGAATCAGAGGAGGAAGATTGTGAGTCTTGTAAGATTTAAGACAGGGTTGGAGGGAAAACCAATGGTTGATTCCATGACAGTTTTCAACTCCAACGAGGTTGATACAAAGAAACAACCAATGTTCTTTGGTCAACCTCTGGGGATTCAGAGATACGATTCTTACAAATATCCAATCTTTGATAAACTTACGACACAGCAACTGGGTTATTTCTGGAGACCCGAAGAGGTATCTCTTCAAAAAGATCGTAGCGACTATCATATGCTACGCCCAGAGCAAAAGCATATCTTCACCAGCAACCTAAAGTATCAGGTTATGCTGGACTCAGTTCAGGGTCGTGGACCTGGTATGGCATTTGCACCATACTGTTCACTTCCTGAACTGGAGGCATGTATGAAGGTATGGGAGTTTATGGAGATGATCCATTCCCGTTCATACACATACATCATCAAAAATGTATATTCCGATCCTTCGGAAGTCTTTGATACCATTCTCAAAGAGGATCGTATTATGGAGCGTGCGGTGAGCGTTACTCAAGCGTATAACGACTTCATTAACGCAGCACATCATTATGATAATTCTAATGAGTGGCAGCACGCACTAGAGCAAGTTCCCTACGCACAAGAGGCAAGGTATGAACTCAAGCGTAAACTATTCAGAGCAGTTGCAAACGTTAATATTCTTGAAGGCATTCGCTTTTACGTGTCATTTGCTTGCAGTTTTGCTTTTGGCGAACTCAAGCTTATGGAAGGAAGTGCAAAAATCATCTCACTAATCGCAAGAGATGAAAACCAGCACTTGGTTATCACTCAGAACATCATGAACAAGTGGAAGGAAGGTGATGACCCAGAGATGGCACGTATTGCCAAAGAGGAAGAGCAATGGGTCTACAAGACCTTTGAGAACGCTGTAAACCAAGAAAAACTTTGGGCAGAGTATCTGTTCAAGGATGGTTCTATGATTGGTCTGAATGACAAACTGTTACAGCAGTATGTTGAATGGATTGCGAACCGTAGAATGAAAGCAATTGGACTCAAACCACTCTATGATATTCCAGCAAAGAATAACCCACTTCCTTGGACGGAGCATTGGATTTCTTCAAAGGGTCTTCAAGTGGCACCACAAGAAACAGAAGTTGAATCATATATCGTCGGAGGAATCAAGCAGGATGTTACCGAAAATACTTTCTCTGGATTCCAATTATGATGAATGGGTGGAACAAGAAATTCTAAATGCCTTTCAGGAGGCAGCAGAATGTGATGAGTTCTTGTTTGGTGATTATGATTACTGTAAGGAATGGATGGGAAATCAATCAAATGATGTAAAGTGAGGGTCTTCGGACCCTCTTTTTTTATAAATATTCACAGGAATTCCTTAAGTATTAAAAATGTTTGCGTCAGATTTAAAGGCATTACAAGAATCCTATGAAGGCATTTATGAAGAAGGGGATGGAATCTCCTGCGAAATGCTTGAAGAGATTGTAGAAGAACTTATTGAAGAGTGTGTAGAGTTTGGATATAGTCTAAATGAAGCATCAACTGCTGTAGAGAATGCGGCAATTTTATACATTGATGAAGCAAAAGTCACCTATGGTAGTGATACCGAAAGTCCAGAGCAACGCCGTGAGCGTGCCAAGGCAAAGGTTGGTGAAAAGAAAGCAGCAGCAAGAAAGGCAGCAGTAAAGACCGCTGTAGGGCGTGCTAAAGCAAAGGCAGCAGGTGCCGTAGCAGGAGCAGGAATCGCTGCCTCAATCGCAAAGGACACTGCCAGAAGAGCAGGAAGAACCGCTGTCCATAAGGTCACCTATGGTGCTCAAAAGAAGAAGGAAGAGGTCAAGAGCGGCGTTAAGAGTCTGATTGGGAGAGGTCTCCGTAAGGCAGCAGGAGCAGTCGGAAAGGTTGCTCAAAAGGCAGCAGGTGCCGCCTCAAGACTTGGTGAAGAGACTCAACAAATTGACGAAGTTTCTGACAGATTAGCAAGAGCGGCAAGAAACACCAGAGATAGAAGATACAATGCTTCTTTCGGTGATGGTGGAATGTCTGCCAACTATATGAAGCAGAATGCTAAAAAGGATATGCTGAATAAAACTCTTGCCTCAAGAGCAGCTAGAACTGGAAGTAAGATTAAACCAGTAGAGGAAGAAGTAGAGGCAATCCAAGAAGCAGATTCACTCGCAGCAATGGCAGCACGCCGTGAGCAACGCCGTAAGGCTGCAGCAAAAAAAGAAGGGCGTACTATGGCTGGTAACTTACCAGGACATGACTACTCACTCACTTCTGCTCAACAACAAGCAAGGAGAGATGCCGAATACAAAGCAGGCATGAAGAAAGAAGAGGTTGAGTCAGTTGCTGAAATGAATGCTGGTCCAAGCACTCCAGTAAAATATGATGCTCAAATGGGACAACTTGTTCCTAATCAAGGAGCAGGTAGAGTTGGTGCTGTCCGTCTCAAGCCAACAATGGGACTTAAGAAAGGTGGAACAGTTAGAGAAGATGTTTATGATATTGTTTTAGATTATTTGATGTCTGATGGTCATGCAGACACCCTAGAAGAAGCACATTATGTTATGTCACAGATGGACGCAGATCACATTCAGAGCATTGTTGAGAATGTAATGGCTGGTCCAGTAATGAAGCCTGGTGGTGGACTTGGTGGAGTAAGACCAGTTTTTCCAGCGGGTCAAGCACCAAAACCAACTGGAGCACAACTGCCAAAGTTCAACAAAGGTGGAACTGTTAAAAAAGGTTACTGATTAGATCGCACATAACTAACAGGGGACTTGACAAGTCCCCTTTTTTTGTCTAGACTAGGTTTGTCCCGGTTGAAGATAAATAATAGCTCATAAGATACTTTAATATGAGTTATGAGAATCCCTGGAGATACAATGGGGAAGTTTTTGATACTGATAATATTGGGGACTATTTTGGATTTGTTTATTGTATAACCAATAAGACCACTGGTAGAAGGTACATTGGTAGAAAATACTTCTGGGCATTCAGGACTCCACCAGGAAAGAAGAGAAGAGTAAAACAAGAATCAGACTGGAAGAAGTATTATGGTTCTTGTCCTGAATTAAAGGAAGATATCAAAAAATATAACAAAGAGAATTTCAATAGAGAAATATTGAGTCTTCATAAGGCAAAAGGTGACTGTAATTATGAAGAAACGAAACAACTTTTTCTAAATAATGTGTTGAGTGAGTCTCTTGACGATGGAACGCCAGCGTACTACAATAGCAATATTCTAGGACGCTACATGCGAAAAGATTATGGTAACTTTGGAGCAAACTCTTCAAACAACACATGACTGGGCAGTTGACCGCATTCATACTCTTTGTGAGGAAAATATTGAGAATGCCCATGCGATTCAATCAGAATTCAGTGAGTGGTTGGATCCGGATATTTTAGACCATGATATTTTCTCATTAGAGTTTATAGGAGACAAAGATGACACTTGACCTTCATAACTTTTTCAAGTATTACGACGAAAACAATTCAAATCATGTGGCGGCAGTTCAATGGTTAGAAGATAACCTACCTGCTCAATTTTTGGATGATTCAGAAACAGATTGGATTGGGATCTTTAGAACTAAACCCCCTACACCAGAAGTTCTAGCAGTTCCTTACTATAATCAAGTAGACAATTACAGAGATGCACATAGAACTTGCAACTCTTCGTCGTGTGCTATGTGTCTGTCTTTCCTCAAGCCAGGAAGCATCAAAGGCGACGATGAGTATGTTAAGAAAGTCTTTGAGATCGGTGATACAACTGATCACGCCGTTCAGACAAAAGTTCTGGCAGCTTATGGCGTTAAGTCACACTTTAGTTACAATCTATCTTTTGCTGATATTGATAAAAGTCTGGACGCTGGGAAGCCCGTTGTTATTGGCATACTCCAT